TAATAATTCCAACAAATGTTCCCTTAGGTGCAGTAATAGAACTTACTCCCACAGAACCACCTCTTGCTGTAATAGTAAGAGGATTAGCAAACTTATGCTTAGTTGATAACTTTAAGTTAGCATTAAATGTCGAAATACCTGTTGTCGTTCCTTGGTAAATCGATCTAACATTGCTAAGTTCATAATTGGTTGTAATAGCAACAGTGGTGTTATAATTAACCCCATCAACAGCAATTTTCTCTCCTTTATGGAATTGACCTTTAACTTGTTGTAAATTAAAATTGGTTAATCCAGAAGCAGTATCTGCAACATAACCAGTTGCTCCACTATACTGTCCTTCAAAGAAAGCACCAGCTCTTAATGTAGTAAAAGCTTGAGTAATCTCAACATTAGTATAAGGTACAATATCAAAGAGTCTTAAGGTATATTCTGATTCATCATCAACATATTCCTTAGATTCCAAATTAAAGTCATAAACCCTACAAGCACCTATCGCATTGCCCGCAGCAGACGTAGAAGCAACCCCAACCGTTGAATCCCTTAGAGAAGCAGTTAGAGTGGTGTTAAAACCGACTATAGGGGCACCATGGACAGTATTAACAGCAATCTTAGGTCCAACTGCTATTGGAATAGATTGTAAGTCTACTTTTCTTGTAGTTCTTGGTTTTTGAACATCGATAACAGTATCAGTTTGCTTATCGATTTCAAATCCTCTAACATATGCCTTGCCAGGAGACACGACATATTCCATTAAATCATCACTAGGAGTATTACCCTGATAAGTTGTATCTCCAGCATTATATAATCCACTATTTCCTTCTAAATTATTAAGAGTTTCTTTGATATTAAGATCAAATGGCTTGATAAAATAATCGCCAGATTCGTCATATGTCCTTCTCGCAAATTCTGCTTTAATTTGATTATATTCTGTATTCTTAACAAAACTCTCAAGATTTCCATTATTAACACGCATCAATTCTATAAAATTAGAATCTTCACCATCAACGAGATTTTTAGATGCTAAAGTTGCTGTTATTTTAAGTCTATCTGCACCAGGAGCAGAATAGTTACTCCATCCCTGTGCATTATCAGCTAAATCTGGATCTTGAGCAACTGTTATAATTTCTTCTTGTACTGATAATCCAATCCTAGCCGTTGGCATAGGTTCTTGTGCGTCAATCAATACAGTCTGATTATCAACTCTTACAAAATTTCCCCTAATAAAATAAACACCTTCCTGGATATTAGCAGCAGATCCACTAATATTTGCTTCCAAAGAAACAGCAGTTGCAAATGACTGATTTTGAGATATAGTTGTGTTTCCGTATGTAATACTTTCTAAAAGTATTAAATCTTCTCCATCCGTGAAAAGAGTAGTTTCTAAATCATTTCCTGTTTTGAGTGATGTATAATAAAAAGTAGCAAATCCACCTGGATTGTCAGGATCAGTAGCATCAAGTACAAGTTCAATTCTTGCCTCTACACCACTTCTATCTCCTCTAATTTTCTTTCCTACTAATTGATCTGAATACAGATTAATAGGAATTCCCCTAAAAGTATCATTAACTTGAATACCACGAAAATTGTCAACATAAAAAAGTTGCCCAGGAATAATCTTGGCACCTTCTTTAAACATATGTTCACCAAATTTCTCAATTTGGTTTTGCATCATTGACTGTAAACCAGTCAGTTCTCTTGCTTGAACAGGAGTTCCAGGTTTAAACAGTACTTTATGAAAATCCTTGTCAGGATTGTAATCATCATAGTATGGTGTTATGTTCAGATTAGTCTTCTGTGGCATCTTATTAGAACTCTAGGATGATCTTAATGTCTTCTTTTTGATTAGAAGATCTTAAAACAGATGGTCTATTGTCAACGTAAATAATGTCACCACTGTGTCTCTTGACTTCTGGATTAGCGGTTCCTTTAGTAAAGGTCTGACCCAAGAAGTAGGTTTTACTATTTAGAACGGTAGATACACCTGTAAACGAAGTGTCTATCGCAACAGTAGCGGATCCACCACTAATATCGAATGAACCATCACCAGTGAATAAAGTATTCTCAAATTTGAGAACTTTATATCCAAATTCAGGAGGAGTTCCAACAGTAGACGAGGTTGCTACCTGTCTATCTTGCCAATACTTCAAAACACCAGTTGTTGAATCCCAAGACACAACTCTTCCAACAGCTGTTGATCCTAATCCAACAGTTTGGGTAATAACTGTATCTGGGTCAAAAGTAATATTTCCCAAATTAGCAGCACTTACCTTAAGAGCATTTAATCCACTAGCCTTTGATGATTCTAGTAAACTACTTGAATCATAAACCTGAGGATCTTTTACGACTCCAACTCTGGCAAAATGGTTACCAGTAATAAAATCAGGATTAGTTGTATCATTCTCAAGTCGAGAGTAAATCATGACCTTATAAGATCCTAACTCTCTATAAATGTCTGCACCATGACCTCCAGCAGGAGGAATAATAACATTAGTTTGTGCATCAGTAGAAGATGTGGAATTAGTAATTCCTGAACCCTCTAAATCAAGTGTTCCAAATGTATATCCAGAACCACCAGTTGATACATCAACTGCTTCAATCTTTCCATCAGAATTAACAGTTACTGACGCTTTTCCTCCAGAACCATCACCCAAAATATCAACACCACTATAAACTGTAGCCGTACCGTATCCAGTACCTCTATTAGTGATAGTGACAATCTTTAATTGACCACTGGTAGCAGCGTTATCCCTAACAGGTGCATCAGTAGTATTAGTTAACCAATCCTCAGGAACTGGGATATAATCAGTAGATTCAAATTTAATAATTTCACTTGGAGTTAGAGTATAAAGATACTTCCAAATATAACCATCACCACTAGTACCTGCTGCTCTTGGTTCTAAATCTGTAAAAAGAGGTTCATCAAGAGAAGGTTTACCAGTTGGGTTATCTGGACTAATTCCATTATAGAGACATTCATAAACTCTATAATCTTGATTAACTACAAAGTATTTTGCTGAGTATAAGTTTGTCGCACTTGATACCGGTGCAATGTTACTTCTCGTGTAATCACCACGGTACATATCATACTTAGTACCAGAAGCCCACGTATTCTTTGGAACAACTCTTCGGACATCTGTCTCAGGAACCTTTTTAAGTGCAATAATAGTATTCCAGTACTCATCCTCGTCATTAAAACTGTCCTTAGGAGCAGGAGGAGTAATATTCCATGTCGATTCTATATCCGTTGCATTAGGTAGACCGACCCAAACATAGTAATTATTTGCAGTCGATGCTATTCCAGCACGAAAATTAGCGGCATTTAATATACGAAGTTGGTCGGTTATAATGGCAGCCATTTTAGACTTTTTTTATTAGTTATTTATGTTAAGTATCCTACGGATTTCAATGGAGATTTCCTGATGACAATAGGACTCGTAGAGATACCTGCTAATCCATTATTTAGATAAGGAGAGAATGAATAGGCTGTTCCTGCCCGTGAAAGGTCAGTAAGTCTACCCCAACTGTATTCACCAAAGAATTCACTATGACCATATCCACTTATACCATTACGACTATCCAAACTAACAGTTACTTGCATAAGTTGAGTGGATCCCATTCCATATGCTTCAGAAGTAGCAACTGAGACTGCAACTGCCTGATAAACATTATCCAAGAAACTAGTTCCAATTCCAACAGTGGTTCCTTCTTCTTTAAGTGAAGTAGTTCCACCACCAATATTAGAATTACTTACAACAAAGTAGTAACCAGTATCAATTCCTGATAATGTTACACCTGCACCTGGACCCATATTTCCAGTACTTCTAAGTGGAGATTCTTTGGGAATAATAAAATCGAATACCAATCCAGTTGAAGCAACTCCAACTGTAGTTGTACCAACTCCAGAAATTATTCCAAAGTCACCCGTATATGTAACATTTCCAATTTCTTCCTTATCAAATTGTTCTTGACTAATAAGAACTTGTGGTGGATTTGTGAATGTATATCCACTTCCACATGTAGATCCAATTGTAATAGATGTTACTGCGGTTCCAGTAATAGAAGCAGTAGCTTCTGCTCTAAAGGTTGTTCCAAGACCAACGGGGTTAGCAACTGTAACTGTTGGTGCAATAGTATATCCAACTCCCGCTGTAGTAATATCAAAGGAAGAAATAGTTCCAAACCCAGATACTTGTGCTGTAGCAGCAGCACCAATCGAATCATCTTGCGAATATATGTTTATAGTCGCTTTAGCTGATCCCATACTTTCTGTATAGGAATTAAACAATGGAATTACATTATCTACCCACATTTCAGTAGAACCAACTCCAACTGATTGAATAATTGTACTGTTAGGATAGATGTTTGGTTCCAAAAGAACTCTATCTTTACCAACTCCTATTCCATTTACAATCACATCTTCAGTCTGTTTAGTCCAAGTAAGTGGTCTAATAATAGTAGTATCAGTTGTAAGTCCTGGTCCAATATAAGGAGATGTATTTAAAGTATCTGTTGTAATAATACCCGATACAACACGATCCTCCTGTTCATAGTAGGCAGCAAGATCACCATGTTCGATTCTTACAGTGTCACCCTGCTTAATAGTTTCCATTACATCCCTAGTGACAACATCCAAATCACCAGTTCCCTTGTAGAATAAAACTTTGCTAGTATCTCCAGCTTTAGGTGCCTCAGTGAATGTAATCTGAGAACCACCTCTAAAGGTAAATGCTTGACCAGGTTCTTGCAGAACATCGTTGATGAAGATCAAAAGAGTCTTCTCAACATCAATCAGAGATCCAAAACGTGCCTTAATGGAAGTTGCAACTGTATTCTTCTTAAGAGAAAAGACTTTAGTATTTCCATCAAACTCAGAATCAAGTTTATCAAATACATCCAACTTACCAAAGTGCCAAGAGGAGAATTTATCAGCACCCTTAATTTCTACATGAATCCTAAATTCACTATGTCCAGCACCAACAAAGGAGTGTGGATAGATTCCATCAGTTGCTACACCAACATTAACCGTAATTTGGTTAGCTGTAATTGCACTAACTGTTAATGCTTTTCCATATGCAGGATCTGTTGGTCTAGGATATGCATGTTTAGAAAGATAATTATCTTTAGAGCAAGTAAAGACCAAGGACTCATTTGCAATTGTCACAATACCAGATGAAGGAATACTGTGAGTTCCTATATCAAGCACCATTGCACCAGTGGAAGGAGTATAATTGGCAGCATAAACTGGATAGTTTGTAAGACCATATCCAATTGCTAAATCAGTAATACTAGTATTTGTTGGAATTCCAGCGACTCCACCAACAGGAACAGTAATAATTTCATCTTCTCTATATCCATAACCATTATTAGTAATATCAAATGCTTTTACAGTGGAATCCTGACTAACAATAACTGTAGCCCTAGCATTTGATCCAATTCCAGGTCCAGGATTATCTCCATGATATATTAATGGAATATCACTATAAGATAATGGTTCTTGTATGATTACCTCTGGAGGACTGGTAAATGTATAACCAGTACCAGCACTGTAAGGTGCAGTCAGGGCAACTCCAGTTACATGACCACCAGCAATAGTAACTGTACCAATCGATGTTACACTATCAGAATTGGTTCTAACCCCAATAGTATAGGAGACTTCATGAATATCTAAATTAACTGTTTGAATACCAGCTCTATAACCAGATCCAGTATTACCTAAACTGATAGATTGAACAGTACCAAATCCAGATATAATTGCTGTACCACCAGCACCTATAAGAGGTTGATAACCATAACCATCACTAGATCCAACTGAAACAAGTGTACCACCAACAGGAACAGTTCCTGTGTTAATATCACTAGTTACAGAAGCAGCAAAACCACTAAAGACAACAGAACTAATTCCAGCTGATTCTTCAAGAGAGAAATCATTTATTCTTGATCCCTGAGAAGGACCTTGAGCAATATCATTAATACACAACAACGCATGGTCTGTACTAAATCCACTTACATTCTCACCATTTACCTTCAAGGTGAATGTCTTTCCAATACCAGTAAATTCATCAGATATTGAATCAAAGATATAATTATC